TGAAATTAATATCTTTATTAAATGTTACTGGACCATCAAATTGTGTTAGTGATGTCTTAGATTTACCACCTTCAACAACTAATCTTTCTTTAATAGTAACTTCATCAAATACCACACTCAATCTTGCAGGATCTTCTCCAGCAACAGTTGGAATTGGTGTATCAAATGTTGACTCCTCACCAGTTAATGATGATTTCTTCTGGTTTCCAATATAGAAATCACCTTTGTTGTTCATACCAGTATAGACAACTGCACCACAACTCCTCTCTTGTGATTGTGATAAGAACTCTTCTTCTTCAGTAAGAGTTTTTACCTGAACCTGTGGAAGTGCTGTTGAGTAGTTACCTGGACCATAACCAAGATATTCAAATGTATGACCAGAAGCACGTAGTATAGAAGGTCTATGAAATTCAACTGGGATTGGTTTAATCTTTTTAATTAATAAACCATCAGTATGAGATTGTTTTTGTGTTCCTAAAACACCACGAATAATCTTTAATTTATTGAGATTTGCTCCAGTAAGATTAGAACTCTTAATTCTTACAATCTCACTACCAATTTGTGCATAAGAACCATATGGAAATCTTTCAGATATACCAACTTTATTATTCAATAAAGTAACTTCAACCGTATCATCAGTTCCAACTGTTCCTGCAGTTCCTATACCAACCTCATTATCAAATAATTCTACACCTCTTACAGCAAGATTTTCATTACCTTTTTCAGAAACAGCATTATTCGAAGATAATCCGTGTTTTAGAATCCATCCAGATATTGGTTGTGATCCAGATAAAGTTGGTCTAGTTTTTGTAATGAATTTAGTAGTAATATTACCACCACCTGTTCCACCAAGTTTTTCAATAATCAATTCTCCCCCATTAATATTATTAGAATCATTAAATTGAATTTTATTACCTGCAACTAATCCATGAGGAATATTATTAAGAGTAGTAAATACAGCCTTTTCAACACCATCATCTGTTATAAAATTACAATTTGCTTGAATACTAGGACCAACAATAAAAGCATATTGATCTGGAGTAGGTCTAGTATCTCCTGTTGCTGTTATAATACCAATCTGATTTCTTGATGGAACAACATTCATTCTATAATATAAATCATCAGTAGTATTAGATCCAGTAAATTGAACTGTAAGATTCTCGTAAGTACCTAAATTATTATCAGTAAGACTGACTCCACCTACAGTAGCAGATAATTTACCAGTACCACTACCAATAACACTTGTATCAAAATATCCATGACTACCAACACCCCATCCTGAACCAGGATTCGTAATTGTGAATGAAGTTATAACATTAGATTCAACCGTAACATTTGCTAGTGTACCGTTCCAAGTGGTTAATCCTGCATTAGTAAATATTTTTACATTATAATATACACCATTCGTAAATCCAGAATTGTTACTAACCTGAGCACTCTGAAGACCACGTAAGTTGTGATCTCTTTCAAACGTAATTGTAGAAACATCTACTCCATTAACAACACCACTAATAGGTAAACCAATGCCAAGATTTGTATTAATTTTATCAACTGTTTCTCTTGTTATACTTCTTTCAGGATAGTTAGTTCCAACTGATCCTAATGGTGCTCTTAATGCAAATGTTTTAGATGCTTTTGGATTTTCATCAATATTATCCCTATCAAGTTGTGGATATAAATTAACAACATTTTGACTATATTTTAAATTTGGAAATCCCTGTTCATCAGTAGGTAAATTATTATTAGCATTTAATGGATATGCATGATATATACCATCAGAATTATCTTCTTTATTATAATTTGAGAAAATTTCACTTCTATAAAGATATACATTTGATTGCATATCTATTCTTTCAAATCTAGGCAATGATATATCAGCAGTAACATTACCTGAGAAATTATTTGTACCAGTTGCAGATAATACTCTTCCTGGAACATATGTAAATGACATATTATCAGGAACACTATTTACTGTAAATGTTCCATTATAATCAGAATTACCAAGACCAACAGTATTATTAGCAGATTTTATACTTTTAATAACAATAGTATCACCAACATTAAGATTATGTGGTCTATCGGCATCTATAGTTGCTGCTTGACTTGAACTATTATAAGATGCAGCACGAATATATCTTAAATTTCTAGCATAATTATAATCATTTCTTGTTAAGTCATCAGTTTTAGTAAAATCAGTATTTATTCTATATCCAGTTCTACTAGATTCTTGCATAATGAATCCATTTTCAGGATTTTTTGCAAGATTAGTTTCTCCTGGAATTGATAGTCTTAATTTATAAATTTTATCATCTAAGATTCTATCATCTGATTTTCTCTTAAAATAAGTAGGTTCTGTCTTAGCTGGTGTTCCAGCAGTTTTCATTGCTGCTACTGCAGTGTAAAGTGTACTTGGTGGTTGACCTCCAGCAATTCCATTAACACAAATATACCAATTACTATTAGCATCATCCCATTGAATAGGATGTCCTACATCACCAGAATCCTTATCAGTAACTCTACTTAAAATCTTGAGATTTGTTCCACCATAAACAGTAAGTACTTCACCAAGTTCAGCATTTGATTCTGTTGATGCCAATTTAAACGTTGTAGCATCAATCCGTATAACATAATATACAGTATCTTCCATTACATTTTCAGGAAGATCACCATCTAAACTTCTAATAATAACTTTTTCACCATCAGAAAGTGTATGTGATCCAGATACAACTGAAAATATATTTTCTGATGGTGTATTAATTGCATATTCTTTTACAGAACTTGTAGTATGACCTAAATCAACGTTATCCAACATTGTGATGGTTGCTTCAAATACAGTTCCATCCTGATTCAAATATAATACATCATTCTTTTTAGCACCTATACGAAAACCTTGTGTTATGGCAGGTGGTTTAATATCTTCACTTGTAAATCCATAAAGATATAATTTATCCTGTAAAACTGTATCTAATTTAGTTGTATCTATTCTTAACCAATCAAGATCTTCCTCACTAGAAGCAATTGCTTTTGGTGTGATAATATGTGTTAGATAAGTTGTATCATCTTTCTCAAATGCTTCTTTCTTAAATCCTTCAGAAATTAAAGCAAATTGTCCAAAGTTAGAGTTAGAGTTTGTAATTGAAGCATCACCACCAGTATCAGCATAAAAATGCTTATTATATCCAATAGCAAACACAGAAACTATCTGAAGAATAGCATCATTAACAATAGAAACATGTGTGGTTTCCCATCCATCCCTATAAATTGCACCAGAATCTAAATGGTATACCCTAGAAGGGTTTGTTGATGATGATTCACCAGCTAATAAAGGTGAATATGATGGTGCTATAGTAATTCCTTGATATTCTCTATTGGATTTACTATATTTTACAAATGCTCTATCATCTTTTTGTAGTGAGACACCAGTAAACTGAGCAACAACCATGGATTTAAATCCAGTTGCCTTAGCACCATCAGCGTGCATACCATTCATACCATAAACTGAACGTAATGAGCAGTTAAAGATGTATGGAGACGCACCATCAACAGTATCAGTTTCAATAGTTACTGAAGCACCTGTTACATCATTAGCAGGTGTTTTTAAACCCCTAGATTCTGCAAGTGTATAAGTAAATTCTTTAGTATCTTCACCACTAGTTCCACCAATTGTTGTAACTACTGCAGATACATTATATTCTGGTGGATTAACTCCGTTAATTTTAATAGGAGTTCCTACATCAAGATTATGGTCAGTTAAAGTTTTTATAGTAATTTCATTTGTTGCATATACACCATCACCTGCCACAGCACTAACTATGCTAATAGGATCTGCTGCAAATGCACCAACTATTTCATATTCTGGTCTTCTTGATGCAAATCCTTGAGGACTAGTAGGGAATTTATTTTGAATATTTCTCGTAGATGCAGCATCATAAGCTACAGAAAGCTTATAATAATACATATTCAAATCATCTATACCTGTCCTATCATATTTGTTTACACCATCAGCGTATTCAAATACAGTTAGTTTATGGTGAGAGAATGTTGGTCTTTCAGTATCAGAACTGTTAATATAAACCTCACTATTCTGATTTCCATCGAATATAGAAAACTGCCAGAAATAACATCCACCAGTTATTCTGAATATAGAAGAATTTGGTGTATTATCTGTTGGGTTTGGTACATACTTAGGTCTTATTTTTGTCTTTCTTAGGTCTAATCCAACGATAGATGTACCTCTAGGTACAATAACTCCACCATGAACACTATTATATTTGTAAAGTATATTATCTGACTGATTTAAATCAAAATTAGAGTCTAATGTTAAATCAAATATTGATGCATCTACTTCTAGACCAGCAGGTGTAAGTGCCTTAACTCCACTATTATTTAATATTCCATAACCAGGTCTATTATCAACTAAGTGTTCACCTGGCATTAACAATATAGTAGTTTTTTCTACTATATCGTTATTGTTTCCTATCTGATATGAAAATCTTGCTGCTTCAATTAATGCTCTTTGAAGAGACTTAAATGGTCTTGTCTGAGAATTACCTTCATTTGTAATACTATCTGTCGAATCTAAATCACTTGGACTCACATAAAGAATACGACCTTCTACATTCTTGAGGAAATTATCTAGCTTATTCAGGGGCATGGTATCTTAACGTCTAGAACATTGCTATGATATATTTAGTAAGGCAGAAATTAATAAGTTTTATCGAGGTGGTATTGAGTCATATTTTATCTCATCTTCATTCAAAAGATCGGTGCATACCTTCAATACTCTCATGAATTGGTCTGTATCCTCACATTTTAGGTATTTCTCACACCCTTGATCACTTTTAATCAGAAATGCACGAGAACATAAATCAATTACAACACCAAGAACACTCTCGTCCATAGAAGTCACTATAAGTTTTTTTAATTATAGACTATCTATTTTATTTTGTCAAGATGGTTTTGTTGGCCAAAATGAATGAGATACATATATAACATCCTTCACATTACTATCAGTAAGATTTGCTGGCAAATCTCTTAGTGCTTGTCTATATGTTGCCCACTCTGTTTTCTTAGTAGAATCTAATGGGGAATCAGGATATTGAGTCCAATCTGAAGCAGTTAATTTTTTATTTCTTTTTTCTCTAACTTGTTTATAATAATCACTTAGAGGTCTTGGATCTACATATTCTGGTATTACAAATTTCCCATCAATATAAGATTGTCCAACACTAACAAACTCTGTAGCTCCTATACCAACATACGTAGTTCCAGTAGGGGGTGGATTATTAGTTGTGTCACCATCCCACACTATTACATTTGTTACTTTATTATCTTCAATAATAGCGTATGCACCCATCTTCTACCTCTTAAAAATTAATGTTATTTTGCTACTTTTAATAATACCATATTTATACATTTTTGTTAACTCCTATGGAAAAGCTGCAACTATTATTATACCACCATTTCCAGCATTTCCTGCAGCTGGACTATCACATACACTTTGGCCATGTCCACCTCTACCATAGTAATTATTTAAACCCGCAGCTCCACCAGGACCACCAGATGAAACACCAGTTTCACCTGTAAAATTAATACCAGAACCACCACCACCAGTACCACCAGCAGTACTACCACCAGAATGAAACTGAGACCTGTTAGATCCATTACCAGGAGCAGCAGAAAGGTCTACATTAGTACCTAATACTCTACTCCATCCACCAGCATATCCATGACCAAGATTACCTTGCCAAGCATACTGGGGTCCACCAGCACCACCATGACCAACGGTGAGAGTATAGGTACCACTCATAGAAGAATATGGATATCTCCATATAGAGACACCTCCACCTCCTCCACCACCACTTCTGGAACCATCACAACCATCATCATCTTGACCATCAGCAGAACCAGATCCACCACCACCAGCAATAACTATAAACACAAAAGTCGAGTATCCAGTTGGGGGTGTCCAACCACTCTGAGTGCTAGTATATTTCTCTAAGTATATACCATTAGTAAAGTTATAACCACTGGGAATAGATGGTATATTAATAGTATCCCATATAGGAATATCACCATCTCCTTGACTCTTTAAAAACTGACCAGAGGTTCCATAATCAGCAGGAACATTACTAGTATCAGTATTTGAGGTTCCATCTGGATTTAGACCACCACTATAAGTCTTAAAGGTTATTGCACCATTACGATTCATGGCAAATCTTTGAGTTCCTCTTACGTTGTCTATTATTGATTTTTCATCAATAATTCTTAGAGTACTATTACCAGAAGTCTTACCATAAACATCAATACTAAATCCAACCAAATCGTTAGAATTATTGAGTACTAATTGACCACCCTCTCTACTATTTGCTAAAGTCATACCAGTTTCTGGATTTGCCCGAAGCATTAATGTACCATTAGCATCCAAAACAACTTTATTATTGATATTATGTTGGTTGTTTAGATTAGAATCTCTAGATTTTCCTGGAACAAATCCAGTTGTCCATGAATTACTACCATTATTAGATAATATTGAACTGGCAGTCGTACCTCTTGTTATACCTAAAATTCCATCCTTAGTTAACAACATATGACGATGATTTACACCACCAGTTTCAAATAATAATCCACCTCTATCGTTAGTATTATTCCATCCACCATTAGCCATATGTGTTGCTAATTGTATACGAGCAGTATAATCATCAGCAGTATTATCTTTAAAATCAACAAATGCTCCACCAGATCCTCCTGTATTTGCATTAGTTCTGCATATCTCTATACCACCATCTCTAGTAAGTTGGCAATAATTAGTTGCAGTAGCAGCATCAGCTACTTCAAGTATTGCACCATCATATGTAAATAGGTCAGAACCAGCAACTACTGCAGGAGAAGTACCTGATGTATATAAAACTTGTTTATCAGATGTATTAACCGATAATGTTCCTGTAATAGTATTGGCATAAACAGTACCCCATGGATCATTCTGACTACCCAAATTCTGAGTATTATT